TATAGCTTCTTGAGCCGCCTGAAAGACCTGAATGTTTGAATTATCTAAGTCACTTTCAGTCAGGATAGCACCGTTACTAAAGTCTACTGCGCGTGTAGTAATAGGTGTAGTACGTGCAATACGAACTATAACCCCATTAGCAGGTGCAGTAGATAAAGATACGGTGCTTGCAGAAGCAAAAGTAAAGGATGTGGATGTACCGCCAACAAAGACAGCAACATCCGCTTGTTGTGTGTAAGTAAACGGAATGGAGAAAGTAGTTGTACTACCATTCGCAGTATACTCTATGTAGCTATATGCCATAGGTATTGGCCCTATTTATTGAAATTAGATTGAGGATTAGTAGATGTAGGTTTACTGTTCTTTATTAAAAGGAAAGTATAGTGCTGCCGTTGCTTTACTAGCACCTGCACCAGATAATGCGTCAAGACCATTAACCCTAGAGTGTTCTACCATAAACGGGTGATCTGCGCCTAAACGAACCCTAAGAGCGTCAAGTGCATACTTGCGTCTAAAAAGAGCTACCTCGTCTTTAACGGCTTTAGCTTTAAGACCTTGACTTCTTCGTCCGTAAGTTAGCAAATCGTCATTCATGTTGACTTGATAATCACTGGTCTTAAACAGGAGTTCCAGACTTCCGTAAAGGTCTAGCCCAGTTTCCTTATTAACCACTGTACCTACCAACTCCTGATACAAGTCATAGACATTTTGGTTAGAATTTAAATCTACCTTATAGTCAGTCATAGCCACCCCATCTATTGCTTTAGGGGGTGCTTCTATACCAATATGAAGACGCTTTAACTCTAATAGAACGGGGTCTTTGGATGTTTTAGATACCTCAATGCCACTCATATGAGCAAAGGCATAAGGATTACGAACTACAGGAGTTCCAAATATGGCATCTCGTTTAACATTGTCTGGCCTACCATTTATATTAAAAGCATGAGGCTGTTGCAGCACATCATACAAATCTAATACTTCGGGTATCAGCACATCGTTTCCTGACTCTACCAACAACTCTCTAATCATACGTGTGTAAGGCAAAAAGGATGTTGCATAATTATTACCAAACTTAGTAACTGCATCACCTGCTGATTGCTCATCTAAAAGAGCAACAATATCACCTGCACCTGTAAGTGTAGGCATCTCTGCCATAGACTTAATAGTAGCTACTACTAGAGAACCCATTAATTCACTCTGTTCCTTTTCATCCCCGTACTCAAATACATCTTTGATACGAGCCATAATTAATAAAGGTTTAGCGTATGGGTCGCCTTTTCTTATGTTATAACGAGTTCCGTCATCAAGAACGATAGCGTAGCCAGTGCCGTTAACTGCCTTTTCTACATTACGTTGTCCCTTACTACCTGAACCAGAGTTTGAAGTCATATTCGTCATAGCCATTGTAGCTGCGGAAGCCCACAACACAGAGCCGAATAGGATTTTGTTCTCCATCTCTCTGGCCCGTGGGCCTCCTGCTTGCATTGTGTCTCGCATTGTTTTACTAAACATCTGCAACACTGGAGTCATTTCACCTAAGTGGCTATAAATGTTAGATGGTGTACGCACGAAAGGGGATATGGCGTTACCGATAAGCTTGGTCATAAATATAGGAGCAACCTGCTTACCAGCTATTTGTCCTGTATGGATAAAGTCATTAGCTCCTTTACCTACGGCACCTGCGGGGTCATTTCTAAAGCCATTCTGAAAGGCAATCTCACGGGCACTAACGAGTGCTTTGGCAATTAAAGGGTTGCGAGACATAGTGCCATTTATAGAATTATCTATTTGCTGCTTTGTAAGCTTATTAACCACACCTTCTGATTTAATATATGCCTGTCCAAAGCTTAGTCCTTCGTCCTTTTGTAATTGAGCAACTACTAGGTTTTGCAGTTCAGTCCTAAACTGTGCGTGTTTAATCCACTCATCAGTTCCAGCAATTCCTCGCTTACCTAATGCTCTCCATACGTTGCCAAGGATGTTAGTTCCATACACAGCAGCAGACTCACCCTCTTGCTTTGCTATACTGCTAGGGGCACCTCCAGTTAACTTTGAGTCACCAAATATCTGGAAGTCTCGGTTGCCTAATGCTATGTCGTTACCTCTATCCCCAAGCTCTGCTGAAGACCTTTGACGGTCAATATAGCCTTTAGATGAGTTAACAGCCCTTGCCATATAAGAAAGTGTTTGAATCAAGTTACGGTGCATGTTTACACCTTGAAGCAGACCTTCAGATAACTCACGCCCTTTTAAGCTAGTGATACCACCTAACGACTTTTGAAGCCATTGTTGGTTCATGTTTAGATAGCCTGAAACGGTGTTCACAATCATAGTTGAAGCAGCAGAGAGTAGGTTGTAAGTACGTACCTCACTAATAACATCTACTGCTGACTCTGCTACGCCTAAAGCTCTTTGTGCCCCAGTTCTTTGAGTGCCCCACCTAGCATTACTTAGTGCTTCAAAGGCATCTCTAGCTTCGGCAGCAGTATGCGTACTAGACATACTTTCTAACACTTCAGCTAATTCATTAGGTTTAAGACGTGCCCTAGCTTTCTGATAGTTGAGTGCCCTAGCTGCTTCGCCTGAATACCTTGAAGCTACACCTACAGCATCGTTGTACATAGAAAAAGCATCCATAGCTGGTGTTCCTTCTTTGTATGCCTTTGCCCAACTGTTATACAGGCTTGTTTCAATATCTACAGCCAAAGCCGCAAAGCTTGAAAAGTTACCGTGGGATTCAGGAAGTTTTTTAAGCTTTTCTAATATCTCTAATGGAGTAAAGTCCTTTACACCTAATTCTGTAAGACGGTCTAAAGCGTTTTGTCTAGCCTGTTCTTGCGTAATACGTTGCCCTGACTTAGAGCTTTTTTGTATGTTCTCTAACGTAGCTTCAGCCACAGAATCAAGAAAAGCATTTCTGCTATCAACACGTTCTTGATTTTTTACTGAAGGGTCAGCCATGTCGTCCATAAACTTGCTGGCTGCTGCAAAGGTCTGTGCTTCACCTTCAGGTGTCAGAGGGGTGCCTTTTGGGTCTTTAGGTGTTTTTGTCTTAGGTGTTTTAGGGTCTACTCCTTTGTCGCCCATTTTACTTAAGGCTATTTTACCGCCTCCGAAGGTTGTCGAAAGTGAACCGTTTACAAAGCTACCAATGGTAACATCCATAGCGGTCTGCTCTAACGAAGTACCATCAATTACGCCTAAGTCAGTCTTTACATTTTGTAGGGCTAAACTATTACCTAATGCCCAAGGAGCAGCTTGCTTTACGCCTTGTAAGAAGTGATTTCCTAAGTATTTAGTTAACTGCCATTTTACGGCAGCTTTAGCTGCTTCTTGACCTGCTTTACTGGTTGCTACAGCAGCAGGTGCCCCAAAACCTAAAGTTGCTACAGAAGCAGCTAGAGGTGCCCAAGTACCTAGAATATCAGTAGCTGAAGCTTCTGAATAATCTCCTATACCTTTCCAAAATTGATCTTTGTCGCTGTAGAAAGGTACTGTTTTTTCCCAGTTATGCCACATAGCTCCAAGGGCACCCTTCTCTTCCTCAGAATAGTAGTCACCGTTTAAGCGGAACAGGAGTCCACCTAATTCGTCAAAGCTACCTTCAAAGTGCCTCATTCTTTCGTAGTATGCGTCAGTCAGTTCGGCATCAGTACCTTCAAACGCCTTTTCGTTCTCCCTGTTATAAACCATGCGGTAAGCATCAAGAAGACCCTTGTTTTGGGTGTTCATTTGGTAAGACTGTTGTTCCTGCCTTTGAGCTTCAGGGTCTAAAATACCTGAGTTTTCGTACTGGAGTACAGCAGACTCAATCTCTTGTTCGGTTAATAGCTTGCTTGTGGTGTGTGTTACACCCCCAAGATCATATTCGTATGTCATCTGTCTGCCTCCTACTGTGATGCTGTTGTTTGTGTAACAGTTACGTTCCGACCAGCGATAACTACGGTAGCACCCACTTGAGGTACTGTAGTCTGAGCTTGGGAATTGTTTGTTTTACTATTTATATCAGTTGCGTTTGCTTCAACAGAGTCTTTTGCTGCTTGCTTGTAGAGCCTGTACTTCACCTCATAATCAAGTAGATGCAAGGACGTTCCACTTAAGTCCTCCTCGCCAATTACTTTTAAGGCTTTATCAAGGGTGCGTTGGTCTACAACATATGATGTTACTCTTTGCTTAAAGTCAGCTTTTGACATGTTAAACTCATCTTGAGCCGCAAGACTAATACTAGAGATACTTATATTCTTTTGAGGGTCAATACCGTATTTTTTATCTATAATAGATGAAGCAGCTTTGTACGAGTCACCTGTAAACACTGAACCACGCTTATTAATAACGTCACCCATTGCTGCCTTGGCTAAACGATATTCTGCCATGCTCCCTATAGTCATTTTTTCGAGCATTTCCTGTGCCCTGTCGGGAGTTAGCTCAGTTACACTACTAAACTGATTGTAGAAGTTTTCGTAATCATTTTGAGTGAGCGTTGGGCTTTCTTTAAAATCAGCAATTCTTTTTTGAATTACACTAATATCGTAAGCACCCATACCTTGACTAGACTCTGGGCCGTCAAAATCTTCAAAGTCACCGTGTATGTTGTAATACTGAAAAGCAGCTTCTTGGTAATCATCTTTAGCGATTGCCATTTTGCGGTTTTTCTGTGCGTAAGCAACTGCATCTTCACTACTCAACTGGCTTGCTAGGGTTCTTTGGGCAGCAAGTAGTTTCTTCTTTTCACTTTGAATACCGTACAAGAACCCACCATTACCAGTGCTAATAGTCTTTGCAATATCTAGTAGGTCTAAGTTTTTGTTTTCATTTGCCAGTGTGATTAGGAAGTCAGTTGTAGCTCCATTAAGTGCTTTTGGCGGTATTGTATTAGTTCCGAATGTTGCTTGTAGTGTTTGAGACACAGCTTCACCAATAGCAGATGTACGTTCCGCATTAGTAAGTCCTGCCGACCCTAAGTGTGCAACATTTACATTTGCACCTAATTGAGTAAAGAAGTTTTCTAAAGGAAGTTGAGCTTGTACAACTTTATACTCAGAGACTTGTTGGCTCTTAAGTTGGTTCTGGGCAGCGTTCACTTGAGTACGTATAGCAGATTGGTAGCCAACTGCGTCTATGGAATCTGGCCCTAAGTGTTGTGTCAGTAATTGCTTTGTAATGGCATCTAACTGCTCACTGTAGGCTACTGGGTCACTTTGTCTTAAATTAGGGTTTTCACTGTCCCATTTAAACAATTCAGACTGTACATTAATACCTGCCTCAGTTCCTACTTTTTGGTTGTATGCTACCTGCAATGCAGGGCCATACTGAGGGTCGTTAGCTAGTGAAAAACCTTTACTGACTGTCGCCCAATCGCCCAAGCTTCCATCATTGTAAGCAGCTTCCACCGCCATTAACTTTTGTATTTGAAATTCAGCAGACTTTGATTGCTCTTTAGCCCTGTCTGTTTTAGCGGCTGCACGACTAACATTACCCGTTACTGCATCTAATGCCTTACTAATCTGGTCGTTACGAGCAGGTTGTACGTAAGTATTTACTGGGGATGCTTGAGGGGTCAGGCGCACCTGATTAGCTGCATATTTGGTCTGTACACGTTGTCTCGCCACAGCGAAAACTCCTTATGTTATAGTTTAGCTATACGGGCTTTGTAAGGGTCTGTTCCCTTAAAGTAGCCACCTTCATAGGCACTACCACCAATTTGTAAGGCAGTAGCTGCAAAGCTTGGGTATGGTACTGAGTTGATGCGGGATTGCCGCCCCGATTCTGCTCCTTTCTTCTGCTGCGCTATTTGTGCTTCAGTAGATGAAAGGTTGGAGTCGGCCTTGGTATCGTCAAATAAGTTTTGACGCATTATGTCGGTCATAAGCGCATCTACGGATAGACCAGATACACCCGACTCACCTGAAGCGGTTCTAGCTGTAGAAACATCTTTCATGCTTTGAATGTCTGCTTCCATTCCACGTTGGGACTCAGCTTCTTGTTCTTCACGTTGTCTTAAGTTAAGTTGCCTTACGTCATTTAGGTAGGCAGCGTTTGCCGAAGCCTCATTACGTTGGGCTTGTTGTTGTTGTTCATCTGCTGCAACAATGGAAGTCATAGCAGACAGTATTGTTCCTGCATCACACATCAGCATCAATCCTTACAAATTCATAAAAAGGTACACGCCCTGTCCCGTGGTAAGGTATTTTTCTAACGAAGTTAAAACCTAAATACTTTAACCATCTGATTGCTACTTTATTACGAGCATCAACATAGTTAACGAGGAGGGGGTACTGCTTGTTGGTTTCCACTACCCAATCTAGGGCTTGTGTTAAAAGGTCTTTTTTTATCTCTGGTATTTTGTCTGAGCCAAGCATCCAAGGAGAACCAATGTCCTCCCCGACCTTTGCAACTCCAAACATACCTATGAGTTCATCTTTATGGATGATTGCAAGACTTTCAGATAACTCAAAGCCTTGTGTTAAAGCTTCTAAAGGCGTTAAGCCATTGGAGGCCATTACTTCAATAGCATCTGCCTCACGCATCTTTTCTGAAAGTTCTTGAACATCCTGTTCTGTAGCCTCTCGGTAGTGGGCCATAAGCGTTAAATCCTTGACGTTCTTTGAGTTAAGAAACCTTCGTACTCAGCACTTTGGAACACACACGGTAAATAACTGTCTGAAGTAATTGTCACATTGACGTACTTAGAGTTTGTATTTATAGGAACGCGATATGTACCTTCATCAAGGTTAGCTTGACCCAATAGGTTGTTTAAGCCACCGATAATTCTTCCGTTAAACTCCCTAATATACACTGGACGTGCTGTAGGTTCGCTTTCAACCTTAAAGTAGGCTGTGTCGTTATAAGTTATATGGAAGGTTCTGATCTGAAGATTGTTAGTAGTTACTGCCTTGTTGTCTTGCTTTAAGATTTGCTCACTGAACTTATACTTAAAGGTGTACGGTATACCTGCGTAAATCACAGCACCACCTGCATAATCTGCTAGGGCTTCTGACTGTGAGCGTATGGAGCCAGTGTTGTTAACAAATATAGTGTTGCTGTCTGTATAAGGTAGGGTGCTGCTTGCTATCTTATAACGCCTGTCTAATAAAACTGCACCACCTGCATAGTTACCTAATGTAGAAGTATAGACCATATCAGTGCTTGCACTATCGTTAGCTAGACTGAGGTTTTCTAAGTACAGACCATCACTGTATTCAACCACCAGCTTAATCACTGAGCCGTTAAATGCTGTGGAGCGTACTACTCCTGAGAACTTCCATTCAGACCAAGCTGATTGTAGTTTCTCTTCACCCCGCCAGTAGTAGCGGTAAACGAACACTGAGTTGGGTTTGTCATCTGTCAGTACCAAAAGCATATCTTCGTTAGAGGAAGCTGCAAGACTTCGGATGTTACCTTCGATGTAGTTAGGTACGTGAGCCGATACGTCAGCCGCATCATTAGTTTCAGAAGACTGCTCTACGTAGTATTCTCGGATACCTGCCCACTTACCCTTGGAAAACCCAAAGAATACATAACGACCTGCGCCTACTGGTTTAGCAGTAAGGTTAGCTTCAAAGTTAGTAGATACATCTATATGCACAGTGTCAGGTGTTAATAGCTCTGAAGCTGTCAACATGAACTGCGTCAAGTCAGAAAAGATCAACAAGGATTCATTAAAGGGTATTGCGTGTTTCAGGATAGATATTTGGTTGTTAGATACAGCCACGTCTATCGGGTTAGAATCAAGAATAGTTAATACAGTCTTAGGGAAGAAGTTGTAGAACTCTCCTGCTTCACTGAAGATTACGTTCTCATCTGCAAGAAAACCTAAACGGTTACGGTGAAAGAATATATCGTTAATCTTGTAGCCGATAAAAGAAGGTACAGGGTTAGTATCCTCATCTCCTGCTTCTCGGTCATCCCACGTTAAAGGTGCAAAGGTAAAAGTACCGTTAACTTCTTTACGAAGACTGTGGGGCATAGTTAGTGCGTTTATGCGGTTCTTTAGTGCTGACCCATCTACTGCAAAACCACCTACAGTCTCTTTCCATATTAACTCGTTGTTAGTGTTGTCACCTTGAGTTAGGTGTACATAATGGTCATCCTGCTTCTTTTCGTTACTACCTGCCACCTTAATTCTAAAGCCTACCTTACCCTTACGAGGAAGGTTCTTAAAGTCAATCGTCTGGCCTTTAAAGGAGTATAGGAATCTGTCACCTGCACCGTCACTAGATGTGATTGTGAAGTCAGCAGAAGGGTTTTTAACGTAGATCACTGAGCCAATTCTTTCTTTAACAAAAGGGGAAGAAATAGATAAGTTGTTAAATAACTGAGTAGCTATATAGTCCGTACCAATCTGAGCAGAATGTGCGGATGATGAACCATCAGGAGTTGTGTAAGTAGCTGTAGCACTGCCCACTGTAATTTTATATGTAAGGCCGTAGTCAGCCTGTCGTACATAGAACATAGCTTCGTTAGGTCGTGCTGTAGGAGTATACGAATCAAGAGCTACAACCTTAGATTTGTTAACTACAAAAGTAGTGTCTCCTACCGACACAGCGTTAACATTGGCATTAAAGTCTGTAACTCCAGTAAGGTATGTTGGAAGACTTGTAAGTGTATTACCTGCGCTATCCTTAACTGTTCGCTCTGTACCTGCTTGGTCAAATACCTTAATCCCTGAACTGCTAAACACGGCTGTGTAATCTTCCGTACTTGAGTATTTAATAGGGTGTAGAAAGGCGGTAGTACCTGCAAGGCTGCTAGTAAGTTTAGCTACGTGTTCAGTACAAGGCCGCTTTTCCAATCCTCTTGTAACTGAAGATAATCCGTTTTCTTGTACTTCGGCTTGGCTTGGGTGTCGTAGGCTTGGAGGCTGCTGCGAGACACCGTTGAGGAGATTGGGGATTGAACCCGATACTAAAGACATAGTTAAACCACCTACCTGTAATAATGAGCTATATAATTAGTCTCATAGTTGTCGAATATATTTAAGTCCTGTACGTCAGATTCATTCTGTAATAGATTATTCCAAGCAACCTGTTCGTCACGGGCGTTGAAAGAATGTAGTGACTCTGAACCAAGTACACGGTCTTGTAGAACACGCGCTGCTCTGATAGCTACGTAGCGTCTGGCTGTTTCTGGCATCTCTTCAAAATCTAACAACACTACTATGTCAACTTCTACAGCCACGCCAATGGCGTAAGTGTTTTTAATACGGTCATACATCTTCATACCTCGCTGAACAAGGTCAGTATCTGAGGACATGCGTGTATGAATGGTGTCAACATGCAAACAGTTAGCAGGAAGTGCTAGTTCATTTGATGCGTCTGGTGAAAGCTGAAAGGTAAGGTCAGTGTTAAAAGACCACCCTTGTGATTGGAAATCTCGACTTACATTATCTAGCGTCTGTTCAGCAGCACTAGCTTCAATTAAACCTGAAGTTAGAGAGTTCACAGGGGATTCACCAATCGTTGCCAGTAAAGTATTAATAGCTTCCAGTTTTGTTGTGGGAGTCATTGGTAGCCCTTTTTAAAATGAAAAAAAAGGCAGGGAGAAGTTAATCTCCCCACCTTTGGGTTAGAACTAGACTGCTTACACAGCGTTCAAAGAAATGGCACAAGCAGGGCGTAGGATGTTATGACCCATAGCGTACTTAGCAACCATCAATGTACCTTGACGATCAATCTGATACTCAGACTCAACGCCTAAGTCCAGCAACTTAACAGTTGCGGCAGCGTCCTGTGAGAAGATCAAACCACGTAAAGCAGCGTAGTTACCACGATATGCGGCAGTACGTGTAGAAGTTATTGGCTCAACGTCACCAGAAGCAGAAGATTGGTTAGTGCTAGGTAGATGATTACTCATCATAATCTTAACACCACCGACCTGTGGAACCACGCCTGAAGCTACGGAACCTTCACCACCCACGTCACGGTTTAACCATGCAGCGTTAGCAACACTAGGCACGTTCAATAGAGCGTAGTATTGGGCAGGTGGTAGTACACAAACCTTATCACCGCCAATGTCTTTCTTATCGAACTCTTCAAGAGCCGCATAGATAGCAGCGACAATCTTAGCACCGTCTAAAGCATGTGCAGTAGTAGTACCAATGTTGAAGTTAGCAGTGTAAACCTCATCTGCAAAAGAAGCGCCAAACGCTGTAGCTGCTAAAGAAGAAGTAGTGATTGTGGCTGCTTTAGCAATGATACGAGCAATGTTGCGATCAGACACATTGGCTAATGCGTTACCTGACTCTTTGGAATAGATAGAACGCACGTCATAGTGGTTCATTGCTTCGTCAATTTTGGCAATGAATTGTGTGCTGATTAACAAATCATCAACGGTCACAATACGCTCACCATGCTTAATTGCATCCGCTTGTATTAATGTACCAGCCGTGTGGTACTTTGCAGAACCAGTACCAGTTAAAGGGAAGCTTGCAGACTTACCATTAGAAATAGTACGGGTGCGGTGTAGAGGCATGAAGACGTTCTTCTCTTCATACGCTGTTAATACTTCCCCTGCGTAAAGCTTGAGGAATAAGGAACGATCATCACCTGTCGCGTTGACTTGGCCTAATCGTGATGTTGTTTGGTCTGTTGGAAATGCCATGTTAAATGTACCTATTTAAAAAAAGTATTAAGTTGTTGAGAGTTGTTCTACTCAGCAGACTCTTACTTCCTTTCCCTTAAAGATTGTCTTCCGCAGAAGGTCGATAGATACTTGGAATAAAGTTGTTGCTTCATTAAACGAAAAAACCCACCAGAGGCTGCAATAGCTTGGTGGGAATATTACTGCGGAGACAGAGAATCTAAAGGACGTTGCTTCGTGATAATTTCAAAGCTACTTCCTGTCGATATGCAGAGTCAGAACTGTACCTTGGGTCGCGCATTGCTTGCGTCAACTGGGCGGCAGAGTTAAAGACCCCACCTGTTACGGATTTAGTCTCGCCCATGACCAATGATGGTTCATTGCCGTTAACAGAACGGTACTGTGCTTGCAGACCCTGTATTGCTAGATTTGCTGTCTCTATGTTGCCGCTATTCATTGCATTGTTAAACGCATCTATAGAAGCTTCATTTAAACTTTCAGAAGCCCACGAAACCATATCTTCATATGCTTGTTGACCTCCAACCTGTTCAAAGGCTTGTTGTTGAAGCTGACCTGCCACTGCATTTTGACCTTCGATAAATTGGTCAACCATAGTGCGTGGAATACCTGCTTTTAGTAACGATTCATATGATTCTTCAGTTAGACCACCTTGTTCTGCAAACTCGTTGGATAGTGCGTCAAAATCAACACCCCTTTCCTCTAGTTCATCGGCAATCTCATCTAAACCACTTTCTTCAGTTACTTCCTCGTTAGAACCTAACTTTTGTTCAAGACTTTGATAGGCAGTAGCCATGTCTTCAACAGTGTTAAATTTCTCAGGGAGCCATTCAGGACGGTCTGATACGTCAGGGTTATCAATACCTTCAGCTTTTTTAAGCATATTTTCTGTATGCTGACCATCCTCAACGGGTTCTTCAAATGTGTTTACTGCATCTACCATTATTATCTGTCTCCAATTAAAGGTAGTTATTATTTATTGCTGTGGCTGCTGTTCCTGCTGTTGCTTCATTAACCCTTGTGCTACTGGGCCTGTAGCTTTCTCAGCCATTTGCATCATCTGTTGTTGCTGCATCATCTGTTGTTCAGCCTGTGCTTCTTGCTCCTTCTGCTCTGCTGACCTAATTAAGCCACTTGTATCAATACCTAAAGATGCACCAAGCCTGTCGATATAATCGTCAATGTTTAGTTCTCTCTGTAGTATCTCTGGGCCTAATGGCTGTAGCATTTGAAGTAATTGTGATAGCTTGTTTAAGTCTTGACCACGCCCTAATGCTTCCATGCCAGTTACGATCTGAGGCTTCAAAGTGTCTTTAGGGAACTTAGGCATCTTTCCACTCTTTTCCATTCTGGCAAGTAACAACTTGACCATTGGGTATTGGAACTCTTGGGAAAGAATGGAGTAAACCCCACCTAAAGCTGACTCAAGCTCTTGAGCCATGTATCTAACTTCTTCAGCAGTTACACGTTCAGCTTTACGCTGGACTGCGGAGTTCATAAGAAACGAATATGCTAATCGTTCTGTAATCTCTCTTGCTGTGTCTTGAGCAACACGGAAGTCACTGTACTTTTCTAGCTGTAAGACAGACACATCATTAGCGTCACCTGTAGCGATACCACCGTTGGGTGTTTGAGCTAATACTTTCTGCTTCGTGGAACCGTTGGGCTTCACTAGGAATAAGACTTTAGCTGCGGCTGCTGCACCCTGAACAATAGCTTTGGTCAGAGTTTCAAGTGAACTTAAATCACCTATAAACTCTTCGACATAACCACGACCATAAGACTCCCCATCAATGCGAACCATGCGTAATGCCATAAAGGGTGACTGATCTAAGGGAAAGGAACCCCGTGAGTCAGGGATTATCTGTCCCTCGACTTCTTGATACACTTCCCATTTTTTGTTTACACGGCAAACTTTGGTATATAGGTCAATAGATTTAAGCTGTGACTCTTCTGAAGGTTTTGTTAGTAGTTCTTGGACTGCTTCAGGGAGCATCAAGGGGCTTACTGTTTCTTTAGTAATAACCTCTAATACATTACCCATAGCGTCACGCTGACATACGTATCTATCTAAACGGAATACACGAACTCCACCATCCTTGGGCATGTGAATTAACACATTACCTGAAGTTATAAGCTGCTTAAGTGCCTCAAAAACAGGGACACGAACAGCCGTAGCTTCTACTTCTTGCATAGCTGCTCGTTCAATACGAGCTAATGCCTCCTCTACCTTACCCCTAGCATCATCCCCTGCAAGACTCTGCAAATCAAAGTCGTCCATTGTTAAACGGAAGAAGGGGGAGTTAGGGGGAAGAAGTGTCATTAACAGCTTAGATGCTAAGTTATTAACACCTCTAGCACCAATAGATTGATATGGCGTAGCGTATACAGAAGAACCCGAATGACCCTCTGGGGGCATTAAGGTTGGTATGGTAAGTTTAGCAACTTCTCTTGCTCTATCTAAGAACGAGGTTCGGTCACTTTCAAGATGTGTATAGCGTTTAGCTACTGCTCCTGTTGTTGGTAGCATAGCTAATTTTTCTCTTTTGTTATGAAATGATATTTAAGCCGTTGTAGCCACTGCCACTGCCACCACCGACACCAACACTCTTATTCTTAAGTCGGCCTTTGCCTAAACGCTTTTGTTTAGTTTTACTGGCAAGCATGTTTTTTAGGTTTGCAGCTTGTCCTGTTGCACCTGCTGAACCACCTGAAGAAGCAGTTGATTGGTTTGCACCACCAGAGCTACCACCTTCTGAAGCTTCAGTAGTCAAGGCGATTCTATTAGGTGCTTTTGCTTTAGGGGAGTTAACAGATGTTGTACCTTCCCTAAAATTCTGGGATGGTGGGCCTGTGTTTGGAAGTGAAGTTGGGACACGATCACCGCTATAAGCTTTCTTCATGCCTATGCGGTCTTGCTCTGCTTTCATGTCAGCCTGACTTACGTTAGATGCACGTTGGCTTGCCCAATAAGCTTG